TAATAAAATAGGCGATGGCTCAAAGATAAATCAAAGCTATTTACCAAGCTATGTTGATGATATTTTAGAGTTTGATACGGTAGCATTATTCCCTTTAATTGGTGAATTAGGAAAGATATATATTGTAACAAGTGGAGTCGATATAAATAAACAATATCGATGGACTGGTTCAATTTATTCTCAAATTACTAACGGATTTATTGCTTCAACAAATGACGTGCCTGATAGCTTAAACAAACGTTATCAAACAGATAATCAAAAACTATTTAATGATGCCACAAGTTCAATTCAAGCGCAATTAAATTCTAAGGCTAATAATTCAGATGTCGTTAAAAATATAATTGCAAACACCACAACAGGAACGCCAATAACAAACACAACGGCTGAAACTATTTTATTTTCTACTTTAATTCCTGCGGATTCATTTAAAAATGGAGATTTTTTTAATATAAAAGTTTCAAGACTTGGAAAGATTGGAGTACTTGGAACACTAACTCAAAGAATTAGAATAAATACCGTTAATAATTTAGTAGGGTCTCAGATAATATTATTAAATATAACAGCAAACGCTACTTTAAGTGCTTTTGGAAGTCGTGTTTTTTCTATTGAAGATAATAATTTAAAAGGTCAAAGTGTAAATACAAACACAATTACTGATGCTGTAAACTCAATATTGCCTATAACTTCATATCTTTTTGACCCAACAACAAATTATTATATTTTTGAAACTGGTCAGTTAACAAGTTTATCAGATTCAATGTTTCATTCGTCAATTTTAATTACTAATTAATGAAAAAAATATCTAAATCAGGGATTGAATTATTGGCAGAATTAGAGGGTTTAAGATTAAAGCCTTATTTATGCGCTAATGGTGTTCCTACAATTGGATTAGGCAATACTTTCTATGAAAATGGTAAAAAGGTAACCATGAAAGATAAAGCTATCACAAAAGAGCAAGCATATCATTTATTTTTCTTAATAGCTACTAAATTTGAAAAGACATTAAACGAAAATTTACCGTTAAATATCAATCAAAATCAATTTGACGCTTTATTCTGTTTTTGCTATAATGTAGGGCAAGGCGCATTTAAGAAAAGCACTTTATTAAGAGTTATCAAATTAAATACAAACGATAAAACAAGTATTACAAATGCTTTTTTAATGTGGAAAGGAAAAAATAATCTATTGCTATCCAGACGAAATAAAGAAATTAAAAGGTACTTTTTATGAAATACTTAGCCATTATACTATTATTCATTTCATGCTCGACTACTCGTGACGTTAACCTAAATAAAAGCAAGATTGAATCAGGAACTATCACTACTAACAACGATGTTATTTTAAAGCAAGAAACTATCTTAAATGATATATTCACGATTAAACCGTTTGATAATAATAAGTCAATGTTTCTAAACGGTAAGGAATATAAAAATGTAGTAATTACAAAAGATAAAAGTAAACACAATATAGCCACAAAAACGATTTACAATAGGCAAACAATCACTAAAACAATCGAGATAACAAAGAATAAAGAAATAAAAAAAACAGACTATACAAGCCTGTTTTTTATATTGTGTTTATTTGTGTTTTTATGGTTTTATTTGCCTAAAGTTAGAATATAAAACCTAACCCATTGCAAAATTCACATTCTCCCTCACATCTGTTTTCATCAGATGTTCTACCTGATTTTACATCTTCACCTTTTTCGTTCCAATTTTCCCAACCTGTACCAAAACAATTTATACAAATACCGTCTTTTTTTATTTTACCAGAGTTTTGTAAAAAATCTCTTAATTGAATTGATGTTAAATTAAATTCTCCCATAATAAAACCTGCTTATAACAGTTGTTTGGCACTATTGCCGTTTAGTTTTTCAGCGGAAAATACGCTGTTTTTAGTTTTCAATTTACTTTTACGTTATCGGCAACAGATGCCAAGCAACGAGACCGTTGTGTGTCAATACTATGACAGCACCAAACGGGGGTAGGATAAATCGTTTTTTCTTGAATCAGGTTGCCAATATTTTTTATCTACTTTTTTATAAACAGACAAATTGGTTCTCAAGGAGAGTTTACAACCAGTTCTATAAGTTGCCCTTTTCCCACCAAAATCGTTTTTTAAATTAGGCTTAAAGGGTAATTGGAACGTTATGTCATCTCTTATAATGAGTTTATTAAAAAGGAAAGAATAAACTAGTTGAGAGAATCTAACAATACCTTTATTTGTTATTGTTGCAAAACCTAAAACGTTACAAAACCCTTTTTCATTTTTATCCTGTTCTTCAAAAAAAGCATCGTAATTATTAAGTAATAATTCGTTATCTACTATTATAGAACCATAACTATCAATATATTCACCTTTTAAAGCAAATCCTTTTACAATGCTTTCTACATCGACATAGCATTTAGAAGCAAATTTTAATTTACCTTCTTTTATCCAGTTAATCTCATCTTTACATATTTGAACTTCTATTTCTTTATTTATATAATCAATAGAACATTCCTCATACCATTTGTGAAAGATGTCTTCTCTTACTTCTTTCACATTGATAGAAAAAGAAAGTATTTGTTTTAAAATAAAGTCGTGCAAAGAAGTACTACACACAACATTGTGTTGCTGCAATAGCGGCTTGACGTTTTTAATTTGAACTTTTTTCATACTGTTAAACTTTTAGTTGTTATTTGAACTTTTATTTTCCAAATGCCACTACTGACAGCAACACTTTGCCTTTATAAGTAACTTTACTCATCGTTGTAATTAATATGAACTTCATAACCAAGATATTTTAAGACTTCTTGTAGCAATGTATCAATTTCATTAGCATAACCAGACGTAACTTGTTTGTCATTTATAAAAACTTTCGTTCCATAAGTATAACAGCAACCATCGTGACAAGTGTGCGACCATTCCTCAGTTTTTATTTCTAATTTTTCCATAATTAATATTTTAATTTTTCATTCCAATAAGAATTATTATGTTCTTTTTCAAGAAAAGCTATCCAAGATTTTTTCAAATCTTCATCTTCTATTTTATTTTTAAAATCTATTAGTTCTTTACGTTTACTTTTTATTTTTTCAAAGTAATTTGATATAATTACAGAAACATAAATCATAAAAATAATAGAACAAATCATTCCAACTATTGTAAATAATATCATAATTTCTACTTTATTTTAACATTAATTACAAATCCATCTTTCACAATAGTATAACTATTGACATTAAATTCTTTTGCGAGTTCGATACTCTTTTTGAGCGTTTTAATTACTTTTTTCATAGGTTTAATGTATTTATATTGATTAGTATATAGTTATTATAAAGACTACGTTTACTTTTAAAAGTAATCTTTTCTTATTTTTATGATGCAAATTATTAGCAAAAACGTATAAAATAAACCTACTATATTCATAATTTTATTTTTACATTTATTATAAATCCATCTTTCACAATAGTATAACTATTGACATTAAATTCTTTTGCGAGTTCGATACTCTTTTCGAGCGTGTTAATTACTTTTTTCATGGGTTTAATATGTTTATAGCGGATAATTATTAGAAATAGTAAAGTTATTTTTTTAAAACAACGAATGTTGAGTTTTTAAATTAATAATCCTTTTTTTTATTATTTGAATATATTCTGAACTTATTTCGCTTCCTATGTAATTTCTATTATTTAAAATTGCCATTTTTGCAGTTGTTCCACTTCCCATAAATGGGTCGTAAACTATATCATTTTCATCGCTCCAACTTATTATGTGGTCATTTGCTAATTTCTCAGGCATTACAGCAGGATGATTTGTTTTATCATTTCCTCCAGTTCCGTATCTCCAGATATTAGAACGCCTTGAAAATTCGCCAGTAACTATTAATTTACCTGACTTTTCGTTCGACCCTTTATTAATACATTTATCAGCTTTTTTAACAGCACCATAAGTTATATTTTTATGGTCGCAAATAAAGTTTAATGATTTTGGTTTTCCTTTTGATAGTATAAAAACGTATTCTATTACATTATAATATCTCCCCTCCGTTGGTATTCTCGATGCTTTTTCATAAATCATAGTATCATATAAATTGAAGCCACAATCTTTAAAAAATAATGCTTGCCTGAACGACGTTCCTGTTTCACTTCCTTTTATTGTGGCGTCTGAAACATTCCACATTACAACCCCGCCTTCTTTAGTAACTCGATATAATTCTTTAGCTACATTTTCAAAATCAAAACTATATCCGTTGTAAGTTCTTAATCCATCATAAGGTGGCGAAGTAACTGTTAAATCAATAAAATTATCAGTCATTTTAGCCATTGTTTCAAGGCAATTTTCGTTATGAATTTTGTTTATTAAATTCTCACTAACTATAATACTCGTCTGAGTACCATGTAGATTTAATGTTTCAATCATATTTTTTTTTTGCATCATTTTTTTAAAATTGAAATTTTATTTTTAAGAATCATACAATGATAAACAAGCCAGTGTTATTTGATTTTCAATTTTACTTTTGTTTTATATTAATTATAAATAATATTAATCCAACAACCATTCCTAAACATAATATTATTTCATCCATAAAAAATCTATTTATAACATTGGTTTTACGCTTACAATTTAAACGCTTTTATTTCAACAAATATACAACATATAAGTATATAATTCACAAACTAAGCTAATTTAGAATTATTATAAATATCAACAAAATGTTGTATTATTCAATTTTAGTTGTATATTTGTCAAACAATTTAAAACAAAGAAATTATGAAATTAAATAAAAAATATTGTGCATTAATAGATAGTGATAGCGGATATGATAATCAATTATTATCTGATAAATGTGAAAAAATAGCTAATGATTTTGCTATTAAATTTATGGAGTGGTATTCACATAAGTTATATTCGTTTACAGATAAATATACAATAAAAGAACTATTAGAAATCTATAAAAAAGAAAAAAAATTATGAATCAAATAATTTAACAACTAAAACCATGAGCAACACAGAAAAATTTTACCAATGGATGAAAAGAATTAATAACATTTACTTAAATGATAATGACCGTATGGTACGTGCATTTCATAAAGTAGCTAATAATTAATAATTATGAAAACAAACAAACCAAAAAACAATCCTTACGCATTCCCTCAAACAGAATTTAACGATAATACTCATTCAGATTACAATGGAATGACATTAAGAGATTATTTCGCTAATTCAGCAATGCAAAGTATTATTACGAATGAAAAAATAAGAAATGCAATTGATAAAGGAACTGAAACTGGGGAGGAAATGAATAATAAAATAGCTCTTACGTCTTACCAACTTGCCGATGCAATGCTAAAACAACGTGAATTATGAAAACAATATACAACACTTACGTAATAATGGAATCACAGGAGCAATGTGACAGAATGAAACAATTATGTATTGATAATAAGTTAAAAGTTGATGATACAAATACTTGTCATTGGCGTTATTATTATCCTTGTATTTTTGAAGCTACAGATGAAGAATTCTATATACCAGTAGAATATGTTAGAACCAATCAAAACAAAATAACCGAACAAGAATTTATCAAACTTTTAAAAAATACAAAATTATGAAACTAAACACACACACATTTGAATTAAACGGTATAAGTTTAACCGCTTATTATACAGTAAGCGGTAAATATTACCCATCTACACAACACGAACCAGAGGAATTTCCCGATGTTGAAGTACATAAAATTACATTAGAAGATAATCCAATCGACATTCAAGAGTTATTACACAGTTACGAAGAAGAAATCTATAAAATATTAAACGATGAGCAAAGATTATAAAGTTGAGACGTGGGGTAAAGGTAATTATATAGTAGTTGTAAATTACCCAAATTTAAATGAAATAGTAAATGTACGTTTTACTGATAAAAAAATGATTAAAAATCAAATTGGCGCAATCGGATATTGGAAACCTAAAAATAAATAAAAATTATGATACAATTAAAGATTAATACGCCTTTAGAAATTAACGAAATAGACTTTAGAGTACAATCAGTCAATAAAGGAGGTTACGCTACAATATTAGCGTATAAAGACGCAAGAGTTGATATGAAACGCCTTGATGACGTTTATAGCGTTGATGGATGGCAAAAGAAATACAAACTAATAGACAATCATTTATTTTGTTCGGTTGGTATATGGAGCGACAAACTTAGCCAATGGATTTGGAAACAAGATGTAGGAACTGAAAGCAACACCGAAAAGGAAAAAGGCGAAGCAAGTGATGCGTTTAAAAGAGCTTGTTTTAATCTTGGTATTGGTCGTGAGTTATATGATTATCCACTTATTCAAGTTCAATTAACAGCAGACGAATTTGATAAAACTACAAATAAACCTACTTGGAATTTTAAGCTAAAAGAGTGGATATGGTTTTCGCAGTTTACAGATGGAAAATTAACTTATTTAGGCTGTAAAGATAATAACGGTAAAGTACGTTTTCAATTTGGGAAATTTAATAATGAACTTAAAAAATAAATAATTATGCAAAGTAACAGAGAAGTTTTTTTAAGAATGAGTGAAGAATATTATATGTCAATTCCTAATGAAATAAGAATGGTATATTTGTCATCTAAAAGAGTAGATGAAGAAAAAAGTGATTGGTCAGAAAACATGAAAGACCCAATATTTGAAAAATTAAATTCACAACTTAAAAAATCAAAACAATGGATATCAGAACGTGAATTTCAATTAAGAGAAGAACGTTTAAAAAATAAAAATAAATAACAATTAAATAAATAAATATGGAAATTACAGGAAAAATTAAAGTAATAGGTGAAACTATTGAAAAAGGAACATTTAAAAGTAGAAATGTAGTAGTTACAACCGAAGAACAATATCCACAGCATATACAGGTTCAATTCGTACAGGATAAATGCGATGTTTTGAACGGTTATGAAGTTGGGCAAAATGTTACGATAGGCATAAATTTACGAGGTCGTGAATGGACAAATCCAAAAGGCGAAGTAGTTTACTTTAATACTATTCAGGGATGGAAAATTAGCAAATCAGAGCAAGTCACTCAAATGTCAGAAATAGTCAATGAGCCACAAGTTGAAGATAACTTACCGTTCTAATTTATTAACCCACTTATTAACCCACTTTAAACGGTGGGTTTTTATTTAGAATTAATATAAATTATATCATTATGTTATAGCAATTGATATAAAGACTATCTTTGAGAAAATTAAATAAATAGAAATTATGAAAAGAGAATTTATTCCTTACAAACAAGCATTGGATTTAAAAGAATTAGGATTTAACGAAGATTGTTTTTGGTGGTATGATTTTCAAAAACAATTACGAAAAGATATACACGGATTTAATACTAATTCTAAATATTTTATGGAAGGAAGTAGTTGTTCTGCACCACTTTACCAACAAGCATTTAGATGGTTTAGAGAGAAGTATAACCTTAAAGGACACGTTGAACCAGTTGAATACTTAGACGGGACACCATACACTTATCATTGGTGTATATTTAATAAATGTAATAGCGGATATGACCTACTTACACACGAAGAATCAGAACTTGAATGTCTTAAAAAATTAATAGAAATAGTAAAAAAATGAATCAAAACCAAAAAATACTTAAAGAACTGATTAAAATGTCAGGACTTACACAAAAGAAATATGCTGAATTTCATAATATTTCAGCTCAGAAACTATCTAATTGGGTAACTGGATATCGAAATATACAGTTTTGTACATTAGAATTATTAGCTTTTGAAGATGGATACAATATTAAAATAAATTATAAAATAGAAAAATTATGAATTTAAAAACCCAACAAAAAAACTTTGTAGAAATTACAGAGCAAATGAAAAGCATAATGTTTGTAAAAGGTAATGATTATGCAAATGAAGATAGACTTTCAAACTTTAAACTTGCTGGGAAAATATCAGGATTAACACCTGAGTTAAATTGTCTTTCATTAATATCCACTAAGGTGGCACGTTTAGGAGTACTTTTAAACAACGATAAAACACCTAATAACGAAAGTATTCATGATAGCCTTTTAGACCTTGCAAACTACACTATTTTACTTACAATGATTTTAAAAGATAAATAAATTATGAAAACACCAATGCAGGAACTATTCAGTCAGTTAGAAATTAAACATCCAGAACTATTTAACGTAAACACAGTAGAGGGTAAGAAGTTCATTCATTCTTATCATAAGTTTATTGAACTTGAAAAAGAAGAAATAATAAAATCTTTTGACATCGCATGTGAAGATGAAGATAGGATAGGAGAGGAATATTATAAAGATACTTTTGAAAACACCAACACTTGGTACAACGAGGAACAAACTAACAAAAGAATGAATGTTATTGGACAAAACGGAAACGACGGAACTCACTATGAAAATAAATAAATTATGAAAAAATACGATTATTTAAACCCCGAAATTATCGAAAAAATTAAGGAAAATAAAAATAATACCCAAATAGCAAATGAATTATTGCCTGATGGAACTTATGCTGAATTAGATTATTTAAGAAAATATGTTTCTTTTATAAAATCAAATCAAGGCGTTTTAAATGCTTGCGAAAATCTAAGTGTTGACCCATCCACTACTCCGATGTTATGGCTGAAGACAAAAACTGAGAGCATAAGAGTTACAAATCCTTTATTCGTAAAACCTGAAGAAAAATTATTTCAAGACTTAAGCAAAACTTTAATAAATGATTTAAAGAATTATTCGCCTAAGTTCCCGAAATTAGAACGTATTGAAGATAATGATTCTTATTTACTTGTATTAGACCCGGCAGACATTCATATAGGAAAATTATGTAGTGCTTTTGAAAGTGGAGAAACCTATAATAATCAGGTTGCTGTTAAGCGTGTATTAGATGGTGTTCGTGGTATATTGCAAAAAGTATCTTCTTTTAAAATTGATAAGATTTTATTTATAGGTGGTAATGATATTTTACATATCGATAGCCCAAGAAGATTGACAACTTCAGGAACTCCACAGGATACAGACGGAATGTGGCATACTAATTTCTTAATTGCAAAACAGTTGTATGTCGATGTTTTAGAAATTCTATTAACCGTTGCAGATGTTCATTTCACTTTTAATCCATCAAATCACGATTATACTAACGGTTTCTTTTTAGCAAATGTAATAGAAACCTATTTTAAAAATTGTGAAAACATTACTTTTGATTGTTCTATAATTCACCGAAAGGGATTTCAATATTATGACAATTTAATTGGAACTACTCATGGTGATGGAGCTAAACAACAGGATTTACCTTTATTAATGGCGGTTGAATTTAGCAAAGAATGGAGTGAAACGAAACACAGATACGTATATACGCATCACGTGCATCATAAGACATCTAAAGATTATGCTGGTATTACGATTGAAAGTCTAAGAAGTCCAAGTGGAACGGATAGTTGGCATCATAGGAACGGATTCCAACACGCAAAAAAAGCAGTTGAAGGATTTTTACACTCAAAAGATAACGGACAAATCTTAAGAATTACACATTTATTTTAAAAAATAACCGTAACAAACAATAAACAAAAACGTTACAAAATGTCAAGTTTTTAGCAATACAAACTTGACATTTAAAATAATAATATTATGACAAAATTTAAAAAAATGACACATAAAATTGGGTGTGAACTCGGAAAAATAACAATTATTATGAAAGATTGTAAATGCAAAATACCAGAACCGCAAATAAAGGTAAGCGAAAATGGTATAAACAGTTATTGCAAAAAATGTTGTAAAAATTATAAATCTAAGTAAATGAAAAAACAAAGTAACCTAACCAGAATTAAACGTATTTTAGAATTTTACCGCAAACGTGGTTGTAATTCCGAAAGAGCAAATGAAGTTTATCGAAAAATTATTTGCAAATCAAAATAAAAGTATTATATTCGCAGAGTCGTTGCACTACCGACAGGAAAATATTTAGACAATAGTCTAATCGAGAAACCCTAAACAGTAGTAGTGCATTGTTTGGGGTTTTCTCATTTTAAAAAATAAATAAAATTATGAATGATTACAAAGATTTCTTAGAAACAAAACGTAAAACTTTTACAGAAAGTGGTTTTGAACTTAGCGATTCAAATCTAAATCCAATGCTAAAAGACTTTCAAAAGTTTGGAGTAAAAACAGCATTATTTAAAGGCAAGTTTGCATTTTTCTTTGATTGTGGTTTAGGAAAAACTTTTTGTCAATTAGAATGGGCAAAACAAGTCTCTATTAAAACTAAAAGTAAAGTATTAATACTTGCTCCTTTAGCAATTGTGGAACAGACAAAAAACGAAGCTTTAAAGTTTGGTATTGATTTAGATGTTTTTGATATTACAAATTATGACCAACTAAAAAACATAGATGTTTCTATTTATTCTGGAGTTGTTTTAGATGAGTCAAGTATATTAAAAGGTAAAGATGGTAAATTATCAACTTTGATAATTGAAACGTTTAAAAACACACCTTATAAATTATGCTGTACTGCTACCCCTTCACCAAATGACCATATGGAATTAGGGCAACATTCTGAATTTTTAGGCGGTATGTCTTATTTAGAAATGCTCGCAATGTTCTTTGTTCACGATGGCGGAGAAACTTCAAAATGGCGATTACGTAAACACGCACAAGATAACTTTTGGAAATATGTATCTGGTTGGTCCATGGCAATAGATAACCCAAGTAGTTTAGGTTTTGATAGCGAAGGATATAATTTGCCTGAAATTGAATATATCGAGCATATAATAAAAGTTGATAATTTAAGCGAAAATCTTTTCGGAGATGTGGCAGTTTCTGCTACCGAATTACACAAAGACTTAAATCGTTCTTTTGATGCAAGGATTGAAAAAACTGTAGAATTAGTTAATTCAAACAATAATCAATGGATTGTTTGGGGTTTGAAAAACCAAGAAACTGATACTTTATCAAAACTACTTCCAAATAATATAAATGTGCAAGGTTCTGATAAACCAGAATATAAAGCGAAACATTTAAATGGATTTGCAAACAATGAATTTAAAACACTTATTACTAAGACTTCAATAGCATCATTTGGTATGAATTATCAACAATGTAATCAAATGGTATTCATGTCTTACGATTTTAAATTTGAGGCATTTTATCAGGCAGTAAGAAGATGTTATAGATTTGGACAAAAACAAAAAGTAACTGTTCATATACTTATTCCAGAAAGCCAAGTAAATGTTAGAAATACTATTTTAGAAAAAGAAAAGCAACACTTTGAAAGAATAAAAGAAATGTCAAAGTATAGCGCAGAAACAAATTATAAAAAAGCAAAATCAAAAGTAAAAATTATGAATAAAGAAATTAAAACAAATGAATACCATTTAATAAATGGTGATTGCGTACAAGAAACTGCCAAACTACCTGATAACTGCGCTGATGTAGTTGTGTTTAGCCCTCCTTTTGCTGAATTATACGTTTATAGTGATAAAGAGGAGGATATGGGTAATGTATCAAATTATAAAGAGTTTGAAACGCATTTTAAATTTCTTATTCCAGAATTAAAAAGAACGCTTAAAAGTGGTAGAATGTGCGCTATTCATTGTATGGATTTACCAATACAAAAGGGTAAAGAAGGTTATATTGGATTGCGTGACTTTTCAGGAATGCTAATTGATTGGTTTCAAAAAGAGGGGTTTATTTATCATTCAAAAGTTACACTATGGAAAAATCCAGTTACTGAAATGCAAAGAACAAAAGCATTAGGTTTATTACATAAAACTATTAAAAAAGATAGTATTATGTCCCGTGTTGGTATTCCTGATTATGTATTATTTTTTAGAAACGAGGGAGAAAATGAAACTCCAATAACGCATCAAGATAAAGACCATACTAAATTAGATTATTTACCAGTCGATTTGTGGCAAAAATACGCATCGCCTGTTTGGTATGATATTGATTATTCAAGAACTTTGCAATATCGTTCTGGTAGAGATGGGAATGATGAAAAACACATATGCCCTTTACAATTAGACACAATTGAAAGAATATTACATTTATATTCAAATGAAGGAGATACTGTTTTAAGTCCATTTGGTGGTATTGGTTCAGAGGGATGTACTGCAATTAAAATGAATCGTAAATCAATATCAATTGAATTAAAAGAATCCTATTTTAAAATAAACGAAAATAATCATAAAGCATTTGTAGAAGAAAAAAATTCAACACTAACACTGTTTTAATAAATGAAATAAACCACTTAACACATAATCGGGGTTAACTTAATTTAATCTTTTTTGAGTAACCATACACACCCGAGTAATTTAACCCGTGAACAATAGTAGCGGGTTTTTTATT